ATCCTTTCTTGCGACCAATATCGTAAATACAGAGATATTGTTCCGCTATTTGACGAATGGATGTGGACTTGTACACCGTGGTATTGTAGTTCGCCGTACACGAGGCACGCCTTCTACGTTCGTACTGTGAATCCTTCGGGTACTCTCCGCACCAACTATGCCATCAACAGTATCGGAGTCGCTCCGGCTTGTATTTTCTCATCTAAGAATCTTAAATTGTGCCGTCAGGCACATTTAGTAGAGGTTGACGATGAGTGATAACAGAGATTGGATAGGAAACAGTCGCTCTGCTCACGCAACCTTAGGAGCAAGAAATTACGCATTAAATGACCGTGAAGTAAACGATTATTACGCAACTGAACCTAAAGCCTTAGAATTATTACTCGACCTTGAGCAGTTTGACCCATTCGTTTGGGAATGTGCTTGTGGAGAGGGTCATTTATCAGAGGTTTTAAAGAAAAGAGGATACATAGTTCGCTCCACCGACCTTATAGACAGAGGTTACGGAGAAAGCGGTGTTGATTTCCTTAAAACTACTGAAAGGTTTAACGGAGATATTATCACAAATCCGCCCTATAAATTCGCTCAAGAGTTTGTAGAACACGCTTTAGAAATCTTAACGGACGGTAATAAAATCGCTATGTTTTTAAAATTACAGTTCTTAGAGGGTAAAGCAAGACGGAAAATGTTTGAGAAATCCCCCCCCCGAACAGTGTATGTATCTACAGGCAGGTTATGTTGTGCTATGAACGGAGATTTCAAGAAATACTCAAAGTCCAATGCGGTAACATACGCTTGGTTCATTTGGGAGAAAGGATTTAACGGAGAACCTACTATAAGATGGTTCAACTAACGAGATTATGAGCAACAAAAAACTCGGTAACGATTTTGAAAGTGAATTGTGCGAAACATTACGGCATAACGGCTTTTGGGCATACAACACAGTAAATAAAGCCTCCGGTCAACCTGCGGATATTATTGCCGCAAAAAACAATGTATCGGTGCTTATTGATGCAAAAGTCTGCTCAAATGACGAGTTTAAACTCGATAGAATTGAGAGCAATCAAGAAACCGCCGCTATGCTTTATGACAAGTGCGGCAACTCACATTGTTATTTCGCTTTGAGAATGTCTGATGGCACAGTTTACTTATGTAGCACGTTGGTATTACTTATGCTCCGTCAACATAAATCCGTTTTACGCAGAACGGATATTGAGGAGTTAGGGATACTACTCGATGAATGGTTCTCTAAAAACAATATATGAAAGTAGTTATAACAAACGAAATTACAGTTACAAATCCTCCCACAGAGTTAGTTGAGTGGTGCAAGAAAAACCTTATAATACCAAACCCTGAGTATCAAAAGAAAAGACGAATGGGTAAATGGACAGGCAATACTCCCGATAAATTATATCTCTATAAGGTTTTTGGAGAAAGCATTTGTTTACCTTACGGCATATTACCTACCATTAAAGATATGCTCGGTAATTACACTGAGGAATTTCCTGCTATACGCAAGGTTGATTACAACTGTGAAGTTCCCTTATACGATTATCAAGCAGTAGCGGTTGAAAATATGCTACAGCACGATTGCGGAGTTTTACAAAGTAAAGCCGGTAGTGGTAAAACGCAGATGGGTATTGCTATGATAGCAAAACTCGGTTGTAGAACATTATGGCTTACTCATACGGCAGAACTTTTAAAACAGAGTAGAGATAGAGCGGCATTGTACACCGATTCCTCTCTATTCGGGGAAATAACGGCAGGTAAGGTAAACATAGGTAAAGGTATCACTTTTGCAACAGTTCAGACCCTTGCAAAGCAAGACCCCGATACATACAAAAATGCTTTTGATTGTGTAATCGTGGACGAATGTCATAGAGTCGCAGGTACACCTACCTCCGTTACTCAGTTCGGTAAGGTTTTAAGTAATCTCAACTGTAGATATAAATATGGTTTATCTGCAACTGTTCACAGAGCAGACGGACTTATAAAGACTATGTTTGCATATCTCGGTAAGGTTGCTTACACCGTTCCTGACGAGGCTGTAGCGGACAAGGTTATGGATGTTTTTATATATCCTAAACCCACTCATACTCTTATCTCTGAGGACTGCTTAGATACGGACGGTACGATTATTTATCAAAACCTTATATCTTACCTTGTTAAAAACTCTCGTAGAAACTTTATGATAGCCAATGACTTAGCCGAAAATAGCGACCATTACTGTCTTATACTCTCTGACAGAGTAGAACACCTAAAACAGATAATGTCTCTTATGCCGCAGGAAATGTGTGCGATGATAGACGGCAAAATGGTATCTAAAAAGGCTCGTGCTGAAAGAGAATGTGCTATGGAGGATATTCGTAGCGGCAAAAAACACTATCTCTTTGCTACTTACAGATTGGCTAAAGAGGGCATCGACATACCTCGTCTTGACAGATTGTTTTTAACCACTCCGCAAAAGGATTATGCGATTGTAGTTCAAAGTGTTGGACGAATAGCAAGAACTTTTGAGGGCAAGTCTGCCCCTGTGTGTTATGACTATGTTGACAATATCGGTTATTTGATAGGTGCATATAAGAAAAGATGCTCCCACTACAAAAAATGCGGTTGTCAGTTTTTAGGAGGACTATATGACACTTAAAGTAAATGAACTGTTTAGCGGCATCGGTGCATTTCGTAAGGCTTTGATAAATCTAAATATCCCTCACGAAATCGTAGGAATATCTGAGATAGATAAATATGCAATACAGTCTTATGAGGCTATGTATGGAAAAACTCGTAATTACGGAGACATTTCCAAAATTAACAAACTTGATTATGCGGATATGTGGACTTATGGTTTTCCCTGTCAAGACATATCGGTAGCCGGAGAACAGTTAGGAATCATTAAAGGTGTAACTCGTAGTGGATTGCTTTATGAAGTACAAAGATTACTTACGACTTCTAAAGAATGTAACGAGTTACCTAAATTCTTGATATTAGAGAATGTCAAAAACCTTGTAGGAAAACAGTTTAAGGATAAGTTCTTGCAGTGGTTAGATTGGCTTGATGAGTTAGGTTATAACTCATATTGGCAGGTTTTAAATGCTAAGGATTACGGACTCCCACAGAATAGAGAGAGAGTATTCGTGGTTTCGATAAGAAAAGATGTCGATAACGGCTCTTTCAAGATGCCCTCTCCTATACCTCTTGAGACTACTATGTTTGATTTCTTAGAGGATAAGGTAGATGATAAATACTACCTATCTGATAAATACATCGAGTATGCAGAAAACTTAACCGCAGAGCAGATAGAAAGCGGCGGCGGTTTTAGGTTCTGTCCTGTAGAGAGAGAGAGAGAGAGTAACGATAGCGAAAACCATCACAACCAAAGCAGGAATACGAGTAACGGACAACTTCATCAAGGAAGTTATCCGCTAAACCCTCACGATGACGGAACTTGTAGAACCATTAAAGCACAATACGCAAATAGTAGTTTTGTCAATTTTACCAAAACAGGTACATTTGGTGCTACAGGTGTTCTTAAAGTGGGGGGGTCATAAGCAAACAGGGTAAAAAATTAGAAAAAGTTACCGACATTTGCAGTACACTCTTGGCTCGTGATTATAAAGGTTTTGGTAATCAAGGTATGACAGGAGTAATCGAATATGAAGTGTAAAGTTATAGGTACACTCTCCGGCGGTAAGTGGGATAAGGTATATGAGTGTTCACGCAGAGTTTATAGTGTACACGGACTATGCCCTACCTTACAGACTAATGGGGGGGGGTAATCAAGAGGTAAAGATTATGGATGAACAATATATAGAAAATATCTCTAACGAGTATGGGTTTGTAAAGGATGCCGCAAAAGGTATTGTTGAAAATCAAGGAAAACTCCCCGATAAATTCAACGCATACAACCGCTCAGAGATAAAAGATATTTGCCCTACTTTAACCGCATCTTGTAACTCTACTTCATCCTCAGGTCAGGTCATTATGAAACAAAAAGATTATCGTGTAAGAAAATTAACACCGCTTGAATGTTGGAGACTTATGGGTTTTACCGATGAGGACTTTTATAAAGCGAAATATTACACAGAGGCTGAGGTTTCTCAATTAAAGTTAAGAAGTAAAAAGCGATATGCAGATTTACCTATTGATGAAAAGATAGAACGAGTTTCTAACAGCCAACTTTACAAACAAGCAGGAAATTCTATCGCTGTTCCTTGTTTGGAACACATATTGACCGCATTACTTCAACCTAATACGAGTCTTTTAAATTGGTTAGATGACTTGTTAGGAGGTAATAAATGAGGTTTATAGTAGTCGATACAGAGGTTTTTGCATACGACAATGTTACTGTATTCAAGGATTTAGATACCGCCTCACGTTCAATTTATCACAACGATAATGACGGTGTAAGAGAATACTTTGATAACAATAAAGATGCAATCTATGTAGGTGCAAATATAAAGCATTACGACCAATTTATTTTAAAAAGTATGGCTTGTGATTTTTCTCCCGAAGAAGTAAAGCAGCTGAACGATTATATAATAAAGCACAAATTAAACGGTTGGGATTATCCTCCGCTTAAAGAGGAGTATTTTATAATCAATCTCTGCGATTTGTTTGATGATATGCAACAGGGATTATCACTTAAAGCAGTTGAGGCTCATCTCGGTATGAATATCGAGGAGACTCAGGTAGATTTCGACATTGACCGACCTCTCACTAAAGAGGAAATAGAAAAAACCATTTTCTATTGTAGTTATGATGTCGATGCTACAGAAAAATGGCTAAAACTTAGGATGCCGTACATTGAAAATAAAATCGCACTCGGTCAAATGGCAGGAATTTCACCTAAAAAAGCATTAACAATGACTAATGCAAGACTGACTGCGGCTTATCTTTCCGCAGTTCCTAAACAGCACGATGACGAAAGAGAATATCATTATCCCGATAATCTTAGAAAAGAGTTCATACCTCAAGCGGTATTTGATTTCTTTGATAGGATGCACGATAAAACAATCTCTGATAAAGATTTGTTTTCAAGTAAATATAAATCGAGCATAGGTAATTGTAATTATACTCTCGGTTTTGGTGGGATACACGGAGATTGCGGTAATGCTGTAATCGAGGAAACAGATGACACATTGATTATAAATGAAGATGTAGCCTCATATTATCCGCATCTTATGACGATAAACGGATACTGTAGCCGTTCTATCCCTGACCCACAGATTTACGCAGATATGCTTGAGAGACGAATGACGGCTAAGAAAAACGGCGATATTGTTACAGCAAATGCTTTAAAGTTGGTTGCCAATACAACTTATGGTGCTATGTTAGCAAAATGGAACGACCTATACGACCCTTTAATGGGTAGGTCAGTTTGTATAAGCGGACAGTTGTACCTTTTGGAGTTAGGTTATCATTTACATACTCTTGGCGAGGAGAACGTACAGATAGTTCAAATGAATACGGACGGTATTATGTTTGTCGCTAAAAAATCTGTGCTACCTCTTGTGAATGAAATAACTAAAGAATGGCAAGAACGGACAGGCTTTGAGTTGGAGCGAGATGTTATTAAAAAAGTTGTACAGAAAGATGTCAACGGATATATAGAGATAAAACATAACGGCTCTGTCAAAACCAAAGGCGGATACCTTGTAAGAGGTATTCCTAAAGCCGGTGCTTTCAACATCAACAACAACTTTACTATTGTATCTAAAGCGGTTGAGGAATATTTCGTAAATAACACTCCTGTCGAGGATACGATTAAAAATTGTAACGATATTTTCTCTTTTCAGATTATCGCTAAGGCAGGTTCTAAGTATGACGGCACTTACCACTGTATAGACGGCGAGTTTATACCTGTACAGAATGTAAATAGGGTTTATGCGACCAAAGACCTTACTTACGGCACTCTGTATAAAATACACGCTGAAAGCGGCGGTAAAGCAAAAATTAGCAATCTGCCCGAACATTGTCTTGTAGATAACAGTAACAAATTAGACATATCCGCTATAGACAAAGAGTGGTATATCAAACTTGCGAATAATTATGTTAAAGATTTTCTCGGCATAAGCCGAAAAATACGGAGAACTAATACTCGCAGAATCAATAACATTAAAAAACAATTATTATCAATTTTGGAGGTTTAACAAATGAGTACACCTACTACTTCTATTTATGAAAAGTTGGCAAAAGCAAGGATAGATTTCCTTGCGGCAGACGTTAAGAAAACCGGTATAAATCCTACTGCGGAATGTGAATATTTCGAGTTAAAGGATATTGTACCTGTAGCGACAAAGATTTTCGCAGATAACGGACTTCTGTTTGTTGTTACATTCCCTGAGGGTGTTCCTACCGGTACACTTTATGATTTCAACTCTGATAGCACTATCGTATTCCATTCCCCTAAGATTGAGGGCGAACTCCTCACTATCAAGGGTAATAAAATTATGATGGAAATTCAAGGCGAGGGTGCTAAACAGACTTACCACCGCAGATACCTTTATATGCAGGTTCTTGATATTGTCGAACAGGATACCATAGACGGTATTAAAGATACTGTGAAAAAGGATACTTCTAAGGGCGGCTCTAAGAAAACCCCTGTAACAGAAGAAAAGAGAGCGGAAATCAAAAAGGAAATTACCGATAGTTCAGCACAGGCTGAGCCTATTCAAATTGAACAGTTGAAAAAGGCTCTTGCTATGCTTAACAAGGTCGATAACACTCAGGAGGAGTTCATACAGGCTATTGTTGTTAAAACCAACAACTTTACTGAACTCACAAAAGACCAATGTACACAACTCATTCTCAAGGTTGGAGAATTGATTGACGAGGTACAGAAAGGTATTAAGGAGGACTAATAATGAGTGAGGTTAAATGGTTAGAAGATAACCGAATCCAAATTGAACCACCTAAGAGACCTAAAAAACTCACGGCTACTCGTTTTGCTACAGTTCTCGGTCTCAATCCGTGGAGTACGGCTTTCGAGGTTTGGTGTGCTATTACCAAAACCTACGAAAAACCTTTTGAGGATACCATTTATACCGCCGCAGGTAAAACAATCGAGCCTAAACAGATTGAGTATATGAGAAAAGCCTACTTTATGACTAATCTCAAAACTCCTACCGATATATACGGTGCTGATTATTTCAAAAAGACCTATGGGGACTTTTTCGCTGATACGAAAATTCTCGGCGGTATGTGGGATAGCCTCCTCTACGGAGAAAATGAAAAACCCGATACAGTTATCGAGTTTAAGACCACTAAGAGGGCGGAAGATTGGCAAGGAGATGTTCCTGAGTATTATGCACTTCAAGCGGCATTGTATGCCTATCTGCTCGGTGTTGACAATGTAATTATGGTAGCATCATTCTTAGAACCTACCGATTACGAACACCCTGAGAACTTTGTTCTTACAGCAAATAATACTATTACCTATCCTTTCAAGGTTAGCGAGAGATATCCTAACTTTGAGGTTGACTATGTAAACCCTGCTATCCTTTGGTGGAAAGAGTACATAGAGAGCGGTGTTTCTCCTGTCTTTGACGAAACAAAGGATGCAGAGATACTTAAATATCTGCGTAAGAACACATTATCTCCCGATACCGATATAGATAAGGTTATCGAGGATGCGGAAATATTACAGGCAGAAATTGACGAAATGACAGAAAAAATCAAGAGCAAAGAAAAGGCTCTCAAGACCGCAAAGGAAGTCATTAAAAAGTATGCTATAAGTAAGTTTCGTGATGGAGACAAACAAGTATCTATTTCGGGTAAAAAATACGAATGGAATGTATCTAAGTCTATTTCTACAGGAATTGACAAAGAGGCATTGGCTAATGATGGTCTTTTAGAAAAGTATCAGACCACGTCTGAAACTTATAAATTACAACCTAAACTTATTAAGGAGGACAAATAATTATGGCAACTGTAGGACTTTCAGCAGGATTTACAACTATACCGGAGGGCGAACACATTTTTAAGATTGTGAGTTGCACCTACAAGGAGAAATTTGGAAAAATCGAGGTAAATCTCGTAAATCAAGACGGACAGAAACATACCGAAAGGTACAATGTTAAATCTGAGGGCGGCTTAAATGCGTTTTCGTTTATGGCTAAGACCGCTTTGCAAGACTTCTCTCTTACCGAAATCGACCACGAGGATTTGGTAGGTAAATTCTTTAAGGGAGATGTTGAGCATACCGTTCAGCCTCATAGAGATGACCCGAATAAAACTGTTACCTTTATCAACATTAAGAATAAATCAGAGGCAGACGGATTTGGAGATTCCGCCGCAGAACCAACTGCGACAGAAACCAAAAAGGAAACTAAGCCTAAGTACGATTTATCGTTTCTTGACAAATAATTAAACAATGGAGGGGATGAAACACTCCCCTCCGGAAAGGTAAAATTATGGAATACAGAATATCTCAATTTAAAGATTTTATGGGCGATTTAGCCACAGACGAGTTGATAGATTTTCTTGTAAGTAAAGGTTTCTTTACTGCACCTGCCTCTACAAAGTATCACGGTGCTTACGAGGGGGGGTTATTCGACCACAGCCTAACAGTTGGACGAGAACTCGTAAATCTTACCGAAAGGTTAGGTTTGGTATGGCAAAAGCAACGCTCTCCTTACATTGTCGGTATGTTCCACGATATTTGTAAAATGGATAATTATATTCATCCCATAACGGGTAAAACTCTGAACGGCACTCCTGCGTATGATACAACCTCATATGTTTATAACAACGATTGTCTCCTTAAAGGACACGGAGATAAATCTGTTATGGTTTTATCACAACTGTTTAAGTTGACTGAGGAAGAAATTGCTTGTATTCGTTACCATATGGGAGCATATACCGATGAAAGTCAATGGGCGGACTATAACAGAGCCATTGAGCGTTATTCAAATGTTTTATTTACTCACACTGCCGATATGATAGCGGCAAAGATTATAAATGTATAGGAGGTACGATTATGAAATTAGTTGTTGTAGACGGACAAGTAGAGTTTGTTATGAAAGTGGGAAAAGACCTCGTTAAACATACGATGTCAGAGGGAGCGGCTTTTGCTATTATAAAAAATGGTACAGTTAGTCAAAAGGAAATCTGTAAGGGATTTGCTCTCTGCGTTGACGATAAGTTTTATTTTAAGGCGGTAGAGGAAAAGACCGCTCCTGCTATTAAAAAGACTAAGAAAACAGAGGAAAGCGAGTAATTGTTATGAGATATGATACCATACCTGCCGAATTAAAATTACTTCCTCAATGGGTAAATGCTTGGAACAACAGTAAAATACCTATGCAATCTACCATAAAAAAGTCTGCATCCTCTGTTGACCCTAACACTTGGAATACTTACGAAACGGCTGTAGCCTCTGTGGAGAATGGAAATTACGACCATATAGGATTTGTGTTTGCCGATAACGGTATTGTAGGGATAGATATAGATGCAGGATTTGAGGATAACGGTTTATTATCTGCTTTAAGTGTTGATTTAATTAGACATTGTGAATCTTACACCGAAAAGAGTAAGAGCGGTAGAGGTATTCATATCTTGGTTAAAGGAGATTTACCGTTCAATGGGAGAAACAACCGGAACGGAGTTGAGATATACAAGTCGGGCAGATACTTTATTATGACAGGAAAGACCCTGATTTTTAAAGAAATCATAGAAAATCAAGCGGCTATTGATTATATAGTATCTACCTATTTTCCCGAAACTGTAGAGAGCAACGATTCTAACCGCTCTCCTAATATATATCAACCTGTTTTTAACGAACCTAAAGACGGTAAAATCTCCCTGCGACCTACATATCCTCCTATCCCTGATGGTTGCCGAAATATATCGCTAACCTCTCTTGCAGGTCAATTACACAATGCAGGATATAATTACGAACAAATTTACGATGAGTTATGTTATGCGAATGAAGTCGCTTGTAAACCGCCGCTTGACGAATACGAGATACTTACCATTGTAAACAGCATAACAAAATATAGGAGATAATGATTATGAAATTTTTAATTTTCTTTATAGGTCTTGTAATAGGCTGTTTCTTGGGATTTCTTTTCTCTGCTCTCTGTGTTGCCGCCTCCGCAAACGAATTTGATATAACTCGATATGGTTGTAAACAATGTGAGCGATTTAAAAAACAGGGTGCTAATTTCTGCCCTGCTTGTGGTAAAAGATTCGGGGAGGCGGAATAATGGGACAGGAGTTTCAATATGAGCAATCCTCCGTTTTTGTACTTAAAGACGGCAGATATTTCTTAGATGAGGGTCAGTCAAGAGTATTCTCTACTATCGTTTCAGAACACCCTTATAAGAGTACGGAGTATAAATGGGACGAGATGTCTCTCGGTCAACTTTTCGGTAAATGTTACCGTCATAGTTGCAGATATTGTACTGAGGCTCGTGAGTGGTTCGTTTACGATTCTACTAAGTGGGTTAAGGATACAGGCTCTGTTATTGTGAGCGGCAAAATGAAAGAATTTGTAAAACTTATGCAACTCTACTGTGGAGAAATTCCCGATGAGGATGAGGATATAGCGAAGAAATACAAGACTTTTGTTGCTAAAATGGGAGACCGCCGTGTTAGAGATAGAGTTTTGAAAGATGCTCAGGAGGAGACGGCAATTTCAATACAGACTTTTGACGGAAATCCGTATCTTATAAACTGTGAAAACGGCACTTATGACTTAGAGGAGGGCGAGTTCAAAGACCACGACCCTAACGACTACCTCACAATGATTACTAACTGCTATTACCCTCTGCCAACACAAAGAATTTCCTTTGACAGATGGGCGGAGTTCATTAACGAAATTACCTGCGGAGATAAAGAAATTGCGAAATACTTACAACGTGCTTTAGGTTATTCCCTCTGTGGTGTTGCAAAAGAGGAATGTATGTTTATTGCCTATGGTAAGAAAACTCGTAATGGCAAAGGAACTCTGTTTAATACTATTCATAATATTTTAGGAGATTATGCTAAGGCTATGCAGGTCGATTTTATCTGTACCAATAGAGCCGCCGGTTCTTACGACAGAGCCAACCCTATGTTAGCAAGTCTTAAAGGTAAAAGATTCGTTACACTTTCTGAGTCTGAGGATGCAGGTAAACTCAATGAGGCACAGATAAAGAATTATACAGGTAATGACCCGATTACTACCCGAAATCTCCACGAAAAAGCCTTTACATATACTCCACAATTCAAAATGTGGTTAAGTTGTAACTCTCTCCCTGCGGTATCTGATAAATCTCTTTTCTCCTCAGACCGTGTTAGAGTTATTGAGTTTAATAGACATTTTGGAGAGGACGAAAGAGATACAGAACTAAAATCAAAGTTCTTACAACCTGATGCAAAGGCTGTAATTTTCAAATGGCTTATTGACGGCTATATCAACTACCACATACGAGGTCTGCAAGAACCTAAATCGGTTAAAGAGAGTATCCGCAGTTATGAAAAGAAAAATGATAAGGTTGCTCTCTTTGTTGAGGAACGGTGCAAACTTGAAGAAAATGCACGTATAGGCAGAGGCGAATTTTACACAGCATATAAATCTTGGTGTAAAACTAATGGACTTTCCGCTATGAGTTCTCCTCGATTCAATGAATGTATGGAGAATTATGCTAAACCGACTGTTTATTCAGGTGTAAAGCAGTGGAAAGGTATTACTTTAGACAACTTGGGAGGTGTAACTATAAAATGAGTGAAGAAAAGAAAGAACTCGACCTTACTCCAGATCAGCAAAATCAAATTATCGAAAAGGCTAAAAAGTCTTGGGTTAGAAACCCTCAAGAAAATTTTGGTATGGAAAATGTACAAGCCGGAGATAACGCAAAATATCTCAGACATAACCTCTTGGCTCTCGATTTGCCTCCTATTGACCTTGATAGCGATGAGCAAGTTTTAGACCGTATCCAATGGTATTTTAATCATTGTGTAGAGGACGATATGAAACCAACTGTACAGGGTATGGCTAATGCACTCGGTATTAGCCGCCGAACTCTTTACGATTGGAGCAGAGGTAAGTTTAGAGGTAAAACTGATAACCGGACTGAGATTATTCAAAAGGCTTATGGTGTTCTTGCAGGTTTGTGGGAGGATTATATGATGAACGGTAAAATCAACCCTGTAAGCGGTATCTTTATCGGTAAAAATCATTTTGGATATACCAACAAACAAGAAATTGTGCTTGAGCCTAAAAATCCGCTTGGGGATATTGAAGAAACTCCGGAAGATATACAGCAGAGGTATCTTGAAAGTGCGGCAGTGGAGGACGAATAATGAATGTTAATAAAACAATAAAACAATGTCCTTTTTGTAATGGCACAGCACGAGTTAGAAAAATTGGTAATGGTTATGCCGTTATGTGTTCCTCCTGCGGTGCAAGAGGACGGCGAGTTATTATAAAGGAATGGCACGACCATAAATTTATAGCACAAGGTCAAGCCGTAAATGCGTGGAACGAAAGGAGCGGCGAATAATGAACGGATTTATATTTTTTGGACTTATAGGTTTATTCGTTTCTTGTATTATTACTTTTGAAAACAGTAAGAAATTAGTATTTAAAATAATCAGCATCTTAGGACTTATCGCCGCCCTGTTTATGCTGTTGGTTTTCTGCGTTGCTTACTGTTTCTCAACAATGAGGGGTGCAGGGTATGTCTTGCCAAACTAACGGACAAACTTTAAAATCTTGCCCTTTTTGTGGAGGAAAAGCAGAAATACATAATTGTTGCGACCTTGAAAACGAAACGATGGCGGTAGTTTATAATGGTAAAGTAGGCATCCACTGTACGAACTGTCATATCGCAACTTTACCTTTTGATGATATAGATTCTGCTACTGATATGTGGAATAGGAGGGTTGACAATGGCAAACTTTAAAAGAATTTTGAAACAGCGAGTAAAATCTATCATACGAGCGGTACAGGGTAAAAATCTCGAAACTTTGACTTTAGGTGTAGAAATAAAACAATGCTCTGATTGTAATAAAATATCTGTCGCAGACAAGGAAACTGCTAAGGTTAAAATGATAGATTACATTAACGACTTTTTTGGTTGTGATGCGGCATATTTTGACGTGAATCCATACGATTTAGCAACACATTTGTTAGAAAAAGGTTGTACCGTTATAATTAACGATACATAGGAGGAAAAATGATGCGAGAGATATTATTTAGGGGTAAATGCAAAGAAACAAAAGTATGGTACACAGGGTATTATATTAACTTGCATAGAACTACATATTGTTTTAAAGAGGATTGCGACAACGACAAAAACAATGATATACACCAAATTGTTTTTGAACAAATGACCGATTGGGGACTACCTAACCGCCATTTAAGAGTTGATATTACCCCTGAGACTGTAGGACAATACACAGGCTCAACCGATAAAAATGGCACAAAGATTTTTGAGGGCGATATAGTAGAATTTTACTTTTTTTGACAAAGGACACAAGAATACAAAAACTATGCTAATCGAGTGGAGAGATAGCGGCTTTTGTATGAGAGAATTGTTCCGTGATTATCGTTTGGCAGATGATTTTAGTATCATCGATGAAAAAATTTTTACCTATCGCAATAATGTGAGAAACGGAGTTTATACAACAAATAATGTTTATTTTGTTGAAGTAATCGGTAACATACACGATAATCCCGAATTATTAGAAAGCGAGGCAAGTAACAATGTATAAATCTCCTATAAGTATTATCGAAAGTGCTGTTAAGGACATACGAGTTAATTTTGAAAACGGTGTATTTCAAGCGGTTCAAGAGGTAGGTATAAATGTCAATAAAGACGAACTGATTAAAGCTTTAAAGTATGACCGTGAACAATACGATAAAGGTTATCACGATGGTATAGATGCTGATATGTGGGTAAGTGTAGAACATATGCTACCTGAAATAGACACACGCTGTTTGGTTTTTACCGGAAGTTGCACAATGATAGCCACCTATCAAGGCGGCGGACTATGGCATACTGATTATCACGACTGTATAATCCCACGTCAAAATATCTTTACACATTGGCAACCTTTACCTAAACCTCCACAGGAGGAAAGGAGATAAAATGACTAAATATTTTAGAATGGAAGAAATTACTGAGAACGATTTTAAAGAAATGACAGGAGTATCGCAAGGATTAGCCTGTCAAACTATCGTACACGTTGACGATGCAGTTTATATTGGTGTTGAAGATTCAGAGGAAGAAATAACCATACCTATGGATATTTTTGAGGACTGATTAAATGAAAAACTTTGACCTCATTAGAAATTTCGACATAGACCAAATGGCAGAATTTTTAGCAACTTGCACCGAAACTTTAGAACAGTGTTACTGCTGTCCTGCTGAGAAATTCTGCGAGGGAAATGTCGCAAAACTCGGCTGTAAAGGTGTGTTTAAATTATGGCTTGAGGCTGAGGAAAATACCGAACCTCCTAAGCCTGAAAAACCTAATATGTTTGTATCTGATATGGTCGATTTAGACCAACCGAAACCTACTCATATTCCTACTCCCACTTGGAATAGAATGAGGAAAGAGTTTAATAAAATATTTGAGGACGATACAGACGAGTAAATTTTGACAGAGGCTCTATTAGGGTCTCTGTTATTTTGTTAGAGTTAAATTTTGAAAACGAAAGATAAAAATTTGAAATTTTGAAATAAAGGGTGTAAAGTTTTGACTTTATTTAAAGTTAAAATACCGACACTATAAATTTTGACCGACACCATTGTTAAAGCCTTTATTTATGCGGTTTGCAAAGGTTATAGTGTCGGTTTTATTATTTTTTATATATTTTTTGTATATAGGGTAATTTTTACTAATATACCCCTCCCTACAAGAGAAAAAAGTAAGTTAGTGTCGTTTTACCGACACCAAAATTAAAAATTTGAAACCGAAAGTAAAAATTTTGACTTATCTCCCACCATAAAAAGTTTGAATTTAAAAATTTTGAAAATCGCCATTGAAAATTTGACTTTCAGTTGTAAAATTTTGATTTCAGAAGTTAAAATTTTGACTTCTACCGCTTGATTTTTCACTTCCCACGAAAAACAAAAAAATCGCCCACGCAGGACGGCGGCGGAGCGGTTCAAAGTATAAAATCATATTGTTTAAATTGCCGCTTTTATGGTCGTATTTTTACCGGTTCAAATGCTCCATAGTATAAGCATATTACCCACGAACAAAAGCGGCTAAAAACGGTAAAAATAAAGCCGTCAGAGTGTATCACTCAAACGGCAAAATTAAAACCGCCTAATTAAAGGCGGCTTTTTTTGTTTATTTCCATTTAATACCGGCGGCGGAGGCGATAATTAAAAACGGAGCAAGTAATATATATAATATTATC